ACCAGATCCAGTTGTTCCTTGAGTACCCTGAGAAGTTCCAGAAAGTCCTTGTACACCAAGAGTTCCTTGAATACCCTGAACACCCGGACTTCCAACACCCTGTGTTCCTTGAATACCCTGAGATCCTACAGAACCAGCACCTTGAGTTCCTTGTGTACCTTGTGAAGTTCCTCCGACACCCTGAACACCTAATGTTCCTTGAATACCTTGTGAACCAATACCAAGTGGACCTTGTGTTCCTTGTGTTCCTTGTGCAGATCCTGCCTGTCCCTGAATTGAAACTCCTTGAGTACCCTGTGTGCCTTGTAGACCAAACGCACCTTGAGTTCCTTGTGCTGTTCCAGCCTGACCTTGAATTGCAACACCTTGGGTACCTTGAGATCCAAAAGAACCTTGTATTCCAAGAGTTCCTTGAACACCTTGAACACCTATATGTCCCTGAACACCTTGAGTACCAAAGGATCCTTGAATACCAGTAGTACCTTGAACACCTTGAGTTCCAAATGTACCTTGTGTTCCTTGCACACCACCGAAACCTTGCGTACCAATGAATCCTTGAATACCCTGATCACCCATTGGACCACGATCACCGATACCAATTATTCCAGTGAATGCAAAGAAATTTCTTGATTCGATTAATTCACCAACAACACAATTCGTAGTGAATGTCAGTACGTTTCCGTTGACTGTATAATGATCAGATGGAACTTGAAGAATACCGTTTCTGGTCACAAATGATAGATTATCTCCTGCGACATTTGCAGAAAGATAGAATGTGTTTTGTCCGGCAGTAGATGTGAATGTATCACTTCCAATTGCAACTCTTCCAGATCCTCCAACAGAATCAATCCAGACATTCACTCTTCCATTGGCATAATCATCAGTGATTGATAATATGATATTATCGCCATTACTAAAATCAATTGTACTCGTACTGTTTACGAACACATTATTATTTTGAATTACAACTGCACCACCAATACCAGACCAGTTTCCATCTTTGAAACCTTCGAACTGGTGTATTTCATCATTATAGCGAATATACCCATTGGCACCTTCGGGTCTTTCGGCAATCGTGCCGACTGGAAGTGCGAAAGCATCTGTAGCTGCCGATGCGTCGATGACAACATTGGCAACATTAGCACCGCCGAGTGCCATACCCTTATCGGTAAAACTTACTCCACTGGTGTTAGCTGCCATGATTTAGAATTCTATGCCAGAAATACTACCAGAAATTTTGCATTTATCAAAATGGTATCTTTTCATATTAGCTGATCCACCAGACAACGAACAATGTGGACATGTTAAACTTTTTTGTTCCCACGTTTTACCACCCATGTTTGGTGGAATCATATTAGATTTTTTCATAAATTCACTATGTTCTGGTCTTTTCTTTCCACTGAAAGGATGACCATTTTTATATGTTCTGTGAACACCTTTACTATATTTTCCATAATCATTTCCAATTAAGGATTTACTTATATTTTCTCTATGTTCTTTGGTTAATATCTTATCTTTGTTTAATTTTCCAACAAAAGCTGCTGCTTTAGAATGCTTTTTTCTTAACCAACTATACATCTTGTTATTCAATCTATTTCCGTTATTTGAACGACACATGCTGTTGGCTGCAAATATAAGTTTATCATTCTCTGGATAAATTTTAACCAAAAGTTGATGTGCAACAAAATGTTCTTCTGCTGTCAATTTGACTAAGTTTTCCTTCTGATTATCCCCACCCATACATTTTGGCACAATATGATGTCTTTCAGAATATCCATTAATTATTCTGATTTTTGCTCTTTCGATTAAAAGATTATAATGTTTTTTATAATCCATTAAGGTTCTCCCCACGGATTACGCTCTGAAAAATCTAAAATTTTATTCGCAAGCGTCTTTAGTTCACTGTTGTTATCCAACCCATCATTAGTATTGTCGAGCATATCGAGAGTACTCAAGGTGTAATTGGCACCAGATGTTGCTCCATATATTACGTTGTTTGATATGAATATTCCGTTGATATTCTTGATTCTCAACAACAATGTTGGCTTATCCCAAGATACAACAATACCTGATGCTGTAGCACTATTGGCAGAAGCACCTTGATATACTGTTTCGGTAGCAACATATGTCAAATTAGCATTTGCGCCAACTGAACTCATTTGAAAATCGTATGTAAACACTTGTGTATCTACTGCATCATCAATTTCAACGATACCAGAATCAACTGTTTCGTTGCTGTAACGGAATCTCTCGCAAATGAGTTCGAATCCATAAAAATTCTTGTTTCCAAATGCATAGAAGAAATGTTCCTGATTTACAAACTTTATTTCGAAGAGTGCTTGAAAATTCGTGAGCCAAAGCAAGTCACCTTCGCGGGGTCTGGAATATGTAGAAGGTACGCGAGCTTTGAATGCTCTGGTGGTGACTAGAAAACGCATTTGGTGTTGTATTTCAAGACCAAACTTGGAGAACATTTCTTGACCTTCGAAATTATCTACGTTCTTTACATAGACTTCTACTGGATATGCTTCATCGAATTTAGATGTCGGGTCATCACCAAAAATTAGATCTACAGAAGACTGTGAGGTGCGCGGCAAATAAAATGAGTCTATCCCCCATTGCTTTACGCACTCATTAACAAGATCCTCGTAAAGACGTTGTTCTGGTTTAGAAGCAAAATTGTTAAAAAATAAATTAGTTGGCATTATGATACCTTCGCAGACATGTAGAACGAACCATCTTCGCGATATATGCTATTTGATCTTGCCAATGACCATATTGCTCAAATAGAATACGATGAGCCTCTGCGTGTTCTTCCACAGTTAGTTCTATTATATTACTTGGATCATTAGATCCACCAGCATGTTTAGGTATAATATGATGTTTGTGCATAATCTTAACCAGTAAGAAACTCACAAGGCATTTCGTAAGCGTCACGTAGTTCTTTTTCAAGTTCTATACATGCATTATTAGCTTCATCATAAATCTGCTGACCATTTAGTACGATTCCACCTGGCAACTGAACGCCTTGGAATTTTTTAGTGTTAGTTCCCCACTGACGCTTTAGCAATGCAGTGGTGTATCTCTTGAGCCAATTGTCATTCCAGAAAAGTGTGGTATCTTCTGCAAGAGTCATCCAGACTTCCGCAATCAAATATCCTCCAGCCTGAACTTTTCCACCCCAATCGACATCGACGTACAACTGATTATCATATCGATTATATCTAATTGGCTGTTCACCAATAAATAATAGTTCTAGTGTACGAATATGCTGGTTAGCCAGTTCGAAGTATACGTAATCAGCCGAAGTGAAGTCGTAGAGTTCATTCAAACGAACCTGATAGTTGATATCGAACATGTTGAAGCCATTAGTGGCAGCAGAGTTGACTCCATTTGTAGAAAGACTGAAAATACGGTTTACACCGATAACTTTCGAATCTACTGGAATCCACTTATTGGTAATGTCGGTAAGTGTGACCTGATGCTTCATATACATCTTCTTCACAGCATCATAGTGGAAATGCTGGAATTGGTCAATTGCCTGATCGATACGATCATCAATCTGATCGTCATCCAGATTGATTTCAATTACTGGAAAACCTAGTTCTCTAAGGCAATAATCCTTAAGAGTCTGTCTGCTATTTGGTACTGCCATTTTGGTTCCATATCTTGCTATGATTAAAAAGTATTTATTTAATCGCCAACGTCTTATTTATCTCTGTAATCCACTCCAGAACTTGCTCCGAATTCGTGACTGTAGACTTTTTATCATAAGGCAGTTTTACGAAAATGCCTCCCATATTGAACCCAAAATCATCTATTTTTACCGAGGGAATTTGTACACCATTATATAAATCTTCGTAAAACAACGTTTGATGCTCAAAATGGGGAGAATATGTATCCCAGAGTGTTTCGCGCCATTTCTTGCGTTTTAGGTACTTTTCCACTTCCTCTTTTGTAATGGTAATACCGGAATTTTCCGATACCATTTCATAAAATTTCTTCTTTCGTTCTTCAAATGTATGTGGTGGATCTCTGTAAAGATGTGGTATTTTCCACCAGTCTGGAAAGTTACCTTTCGACCTCTCCATGAACACATAACTCAGTAATTGTTCGAATGTATCCTTTCGAGTAGTTCTGATCAAGACAGTAGATGATTTCAGTTTATGAAGTATTTCTAGAATCGGGTATCTATGAGTGTGATAAACTCTATTGATAGAGTATCGTTCTAGATTACCTTCTATATTACTATTCCATTCAGTATCTGTAATATTCTCGTTTTCCCATTCCACATACTCATACTCTATTCCAAGAATCTCAGAAAGAGTGATAGCAGTCCATGTACTACCAGATCTTTCTTCGGCAAATATCCAAACACTCTTCATAGAACATTGATTAGAAATAATTTTGCGTCACCATCGATAGTGTAAGTATAATCTCTTGCTTTGATTAGATTCATATCAGTCGCATTCAGAATAGTTCCATTGTCATTTGCTATTACGTTACCTTCTAGAACAACTACATGTGTATTTACTGGAACAGTAGTTTGTGTAGTAAGTGCAAGATACTGTGTTGAAAGATCTCCATTATCATTATGTAGACACCACCATTCACACGCTCCACTTAAAGAACATATTTGGTATTCATTCAAGACGTTATAGTGAGTATCTTTCACAAAATCAAAGAACCCATTATATCGTGTTCCTATCAAAGATGTGTCAAAAGCATCAGTCACAGTTAAAGTCCCTTTATAGAAGGTGGCTTTCACTGATGTATGAATCTCTCCGTTTTGAACAAATTTCCACACTGGAACATTATCAACCCAAACTCTGTAGATATAGAAACCCGGACTATAATCATATTTTATTAGTGTCTTCATTTTACAACTCCACCACTGATGTCTCAATAACAAACATCATACCTTCAACTGGATCATCATATTGTTCTATGATGGTTTGTGTTGATGTTGGAATATTATTTGGTTGTGGAGTTGCTTCTGTACTTAATGCTATGTTCATAATTTTCTCCTAAAGAACTAGTCCAACAGTCACATTTTGAGTGGTAGGAGCACCAAGATTATCTACAGACCACGGTGCTGGTCTGCCTGTAGCTGTTCCTATATTCCACATATATCTTATTGTTGTTCCAGAGATTGTAATGTTATTACAATCTGCGGTATCATATTCTATGTATGTACCTATAGAACTACTATTAGTATTTGCCATTGTGATTAGTCTTTGAATCATTCCATTCGATGGTGCTAAAGTACTACCAGCAGCGTTATATAGAAATAATGTCAAGTAAGTTCTTGAAGTTAATCCTCCGGGTCCACCATCCATGTAAGTATACACCATCGAATCGGCACTAGCAATAGCAACATTACCATTGACAGTATTTGCTGCCATGCTCGATGGTCTTATCTGAACATTACCACTAACAACTCCAATAGTAGTGTTAGCTCTAAAATATGTTTCTGTAGTCGTTCTAATTTTTGTGAGTACCGTGTCCGAGGAAGTCACATTTCCTTTATAGAATAAAATAGTGGATTGTGGAAAACAATTGACAATATACATTATGAAATTCCTATACCGCTAATATACCACTCGTCTGCCGCAACTTT